CACTGGCTCGACGCGCAGCACTACCCCGGGTACGAGGAGGCGATCCTCGCCGCGGTCGGCGTCCACATGGGCTGCGGTGTCGTGCCGCAGTTGGTGCGGTACGACGAGATCCCTCGCACCGAGGCGGGGCACAAGTACGACGAGTCGCTGCTCAACAAGATGGGCATGACGATCCGCGATGCCGAGCGCGAGGCACGCTACGCCAATCTCCGTCTGGGGGGCTACCGATGAGCGTCATCGAGCAGACTGCGATGGACGCGGCCGATGCCGCCATGATGCTCCGCGATGCCGCGGAATCGCCGAGCTACCGCGCTCAGCACATCACCCCCGAGGCGTGCCGGGCGATCGCCGCCATGCTCAACGAACTTCGACGCCGCCGTCTCCGCGACGCGGAGCAGTCGCGGATGGGCGACTGGTTCTGGCAGTCGGACACCAGGCAGGTCGCTGCCCTGGTCCACCACGTCGTCGGCGGCGACCGCGAGCGTACCGTCGAGGAGGTGCGGCGGTACTATCGCGACGGGCGGTGCAATCCGGCGGTGTACGACGGCATCGAGCTGATCCGGACGGCGACGCACGCCGTCCTCCGCCTCGGCTAGTCCTCCTTGTGGGCGGCCCCGGTCGGTCTGGTTCCTGCCGGCCGGGGCCACCACCACACGACTCCTTTCCTCCTCTTCTTCCACCCGTCGTCGCTTCGCGGCGTCGGCGGGGTTTCTATCGGCCTCTGCGACCCATGCCCGCGGGTCGCACGCCGTCAATCTCAGCGGGCACGGAGGTACGCACATGGCGTTGCGTGCTACGAAGCCGAAGGTGAAGCCTCGCCTGCGGTGTCTCATCTACGGCCCGCCCGGCGTCGGCAAGACGACCGCGGCGTGTCAGTTCCCCGCTCCCTACGTCATCGACACGGAGGGCGGGACGGATCACTACGGCAAGATCATCGAGGACTCCGGCGGTGTCGTCTGGCAGTCGGATGACCTGTCCGACGTGTGCCGCGAGATCAAGACGCTTGCGACGGTCAGCCATCCGTACAAGACGATCGTCATCGATCCGTTCACGAGTCTCTTCGACACGGCGTTGGACGAGGGCGTGGCGACGAAGGGCGACGACTTCGGCAAGCACACGGCGTACGCGAAGCGTGGTGCGAAGCGGCTGATCCGGCTGCTCGAGCAGGCCGACATGAACGTCGTGCTCACCAGCCACGAGGCCCCGCGATGGGAGGGCGGCGAGCAGGTCGGCACGAAGCCTGCGGGGTGGGCGGATCTTCCCTACTTCGCGGATGTCGTGTTCGAGCTGCGGCTGCTCGGCAAGAAGCGGATCGCCCGGGTGGTGAAGTGCCGCCCGTCCTGGTTCGAGGATCAGGGCCAGTTCGAGTGGTCGTTCGACGCGATCGCCGACGCGGTCGGCCCGGCGTTGTTCGACGACGTGGAGTCGATCGTGCTCGCCACGGACGAGCAGTGCGATCGCCTGCGTGAACTCGCGGGCAAGGTCGTCGGCGGCGACGAGCGGCTCCGGAAGTTCCTGTCCAGGCACAACGCCGAAGCGATCAACGACATCAAGTCGGACGACGTGCAGAAGGTGATCGATTCGCTGACCAACGAGATCAACAAGGAGGGCGCGTGATGCCCATCAACTTCGACCCGACGAACGTGCCGGATCAGCCGGACGACTACCCGCTGCTCCCGATCGGCGAATACGACGCCATCGTGGCGAGCGCCGCCGAGAAGACGAGCAAGGCGGGCAACGACATGATCGTGCTGACGCTGGAGATCGAGCACGACGGCCGCACCTACAAGGTGTGGGACTACCTCACGTTCTCCGAGGCGGCGATGGGTGTCGTGAGGGCCAAGTGTTCGGCCCTCGGCATGTCCGAGGCCTTCGAGTCAGGGACGCTCGGGGCAGAGCAGTTCCTCGGCGTCATGTGCCGGGTGCGTATCCGCCACCAGCGGAGCGAGGAGTACGGCGTCTCGGAGAAGGTGGCGTCGTACATCGGCGGCACGCCGGCGAAGAAGCCCGCCCCGCAGCCCGAGATCCCCGCCGAGGACATTCCCTTCTGACATCCGCCAGGGCGATCGGTTGCTGCGTACCGATCGTCCGCACCGGCCCCGTGGGCGGGGATGGTCCCCGCCCCGGGGCATGGTTCCGAGGAGTACGACATGCGATACCTGTGGCTGATCGTGGACTTCGCTTCGTGCCTGCTGCCGGGGACGGTGGCGTGGGGGAAGCGGGAGGGGATCGTCCGATGACAGAACCGTTCAGGATCAAGGCAGCGATCATGGCGATGGCCGTGAATGCTGCGGAGGAGCGGATGCGGGCACACCACCGCGAGTTCCTCGATCACGCGATGGCCGGCGACGAGTGCGTGTGCGAAGCGTGCGACCAGGTGATGGTGCCGCTGCTGTCGTGGGGGCCGGAGTTGCTGAGCGACGGAGACGACGAAGTGCAGATGGTGCTGTGCCGCAACTGCGGGCACCAGATCCTGAAGCAGCACCACCTGCTGATGCTGCGTCGTGCGAACCGTGGGGGCGACTGGTGGAAGCGGGGTGCGGAGTGAACGACATCTTGATTCTGCCGGAGTTGCGGGACTTCATCACGCCGCTGACGGACGCGGAGTGTGGTTTGCTTGAGTCCAGCATCCGCGAGCACGGGTGCAGAGACCCGCTGTGCGTGTGGCGACGCGGCGACGAAACCATCCTCATCGATGGGCATCATCGTTACGAGATCTGCGAGCGGCTCGGCGTCCCGTACGACACGGTGCCGATCGAACTCGACGACTTGAACGCCGCCAAGATCTGGATGATCGACAACCAGCGTGCGCGCCGGAACATCACGCCGGCGTACCGCACCGAGCTGGAGCTGGCGCGCGAGTCGATCTACAAGGCGGAGGCGGCGGAGCGGAAGGCCCACGGCCAGACGGCGCCGGGGAGAACGCTTACCCAGAATTCTGGGGAAGCGTTTGGGCGTCACACTCGCGAGACAGACGCCAAGATCGGGGAGGCCGCCGGCGTGTCGAGGGACACGGTGGCGAAGGTGCGCAAGGTGAAGGAGGCGGCCAAAAAGGACGAGGAGGCGGCTGTCCTCATGGGAAAGATGCGGACCGGAGAAATCAGCCCTACCGCCGCCGCGAAGAAGATCGACCAGAAGAAGAAGAAGGACACTACGAAACGCGCGGTCGCCGAGGCACGGAAGAAGGGCTTGCCCGATTCCAGCACCGGCGTGCTTCTCGGCGACTTCCGCGAGGTCGCCCCCGACATCCCGGATGGTTCGGTGGACCTCATCTTTACCGACCCGCCGTACCACCGGGACCACCTTCCGCTGTACGACGATCTTGGTCGGGTTGCCGCTCGCGTGCTGAAGCCTGGCGGAAGCCTCGTGACGTACCTTGGCAGCCTGCACATGCCGGTGGTCATGTCCAAACTCGCCGACAGCGGACTTCGGTTCGTGTGGACACTTGCCGTCCTTCACTCCGGCAAACGAAGCATGATGACCGAGTACGGAATCCGCGTCGGCTGGAAGCCGCTGCTTTGGTATGTCAACGGCCGCTTCAGGCATGACCCCGAACGGATCATCCACGACGTGATCGCGTCCTCAGAGGAGAAGTGTTCGCACGAATGGCAGCAGTCCGTGGCAGACGCGGCGCACTGTATTGAAGCACTGAGCGAGCCAGGCGATCTCGTGTTTGACCCGTTCTGCGGTGGCGGCACGACTGCCGTGGCGGCGAAGCGACTTGGACGCAAGTGGATCACCTGCGACGTGGACGCGTCGTGCGTTCAGGTGGCTTCTGGGAGGCTGTCGTGCGACGGGGATTGAACAAGCCGAGGTGTCCACGGTGCGGCCATCCATCGTGGATCAACGATTTCATCAGCGACGCGTGCCACGGACCGTCGTATCAGATCATCACGGACATCGACTACCTGATTCATCGATACGCCGACCCGGCCAGCGAGCCTTCGAGGAGGCGGCGGCCAGTCGAGCTGATGATGCTGGTAGAGGCGAAAGCCGGACACGAGCCATTGCGCCGCGCGCAGCAAGACACGCTGTCCGTGTTCGCCTCGGCCATAGGTGAAATGGCAAGATTGTGCGGCTTCCAAACACTGAACCTCAGGCGCCATCGTGCATTTATCAGGTACGCGGACAAGGACGTTAAGTTTCTTGGCGCACACTTGTTGCGCCATCCCTACGAGGCTGCTTCCGACGGACCGTTCTACTGGAACAACCGAGAGGTTTCGGCCGCCGACCTGCGATCGGTGCTGCGACTCGATATCTGTCCACTGGCCCTGAGTCGCGGCAAACGCAGGCGGCTTGACGCAGTGCGCTCGCACCACGCGGATCGGCGGTCGGCCATCCCGCTGCTCTTTGATACAGACTGAACCAGGAGCCACGGATGGCGCACGACCCCTACCGCGAAGCCGTCCTCAACACCGAAGCCGTGGCCGCGCTCCTGTGGCTCGAACGCCTCGACGGCTACGAGGACAGCGACCCCGAATCCATCCTGTCCGATCCCGTCCTGCGATGGATGGCGAAGGAGTCC